GACAAGTGGTTCACGGACAACCCCACCCTCAAGCGCCCTCCCTATTGCTCGGAGAGAGGCGCTTGGGCTTTTGGGTTGTTGCTGAATCCGAAGTTTGGAAGTAGAAGGTTGATGGCAGGAGCCGTCACTTCTTGGAGAGTCTTGTAATCCTCGCCCGACAATTGGAGAACATTCTCCAAATTGATTTCCTTCTCAAATGACCAAGACTCGACAAGCGCAACAATGAGCAAGTCGTTCAATTCATAGAATTGGTCAATCGTCGAAGGGTCGATATTTGCTGCGACCTCTGAAGGAGCAAGCAGAACATTCTTTGCCTGACTTCTTGCGATGACGAGCAAAGCCTTTTCAACTGGTCGGCGAAGTTTTACCGAGACGGAGGCTGGATCGCGAAGGATTGCCCAACCTCCGTTGGTGAGTTCAACTTTTTGAGACATTTTTTCCCCTGTTCTTATTGCTTAGAGTGATGAATCTGCGGTCTGGTAAGCGATTGTCAATGGCTGGTTTGTGCCGTCATCATAGGCTTCGTAAGTCATTGAAAGGTCGATGACTCCTGGGCCTGAAACATTTGGAGTATCAGCATTGAACTTGGCTGCTGGAATTGTGATGACCAACTTCTCGCTCTGACCAAGTGCAATGGTCTGACCTGTGAAGGTCAAGACAATCGCTGTTGTCGTATCGGCAAGGAAAGCCGTGAGGAGGGTTGTGTCTGTGAATTCAGCAGTCAGCTTGCCTGAAATCTTGCGGAAGCCATTGATGACCTGCTCTGCTTTGATTCCTGCGCCACCAAGGTTGAAGCGATCACCCTTGAGAGTGTTTCCAACTGTAACTGTGAAGTCCTTGATGTTGGCAACTGATGAGCCAGCGATTGTCAAAGCACCTTGAGAGAAGTTGAAGAGGTTGGAGATTGTGGAATATGAAGCGGTTGCAAGCGAGACACCAGTTGTCAATGAAGCAGCATCAACTGTGAACTTTCCTGTTGCGATGCCACCATTGGCAACTGCAAGCTCGAAGCCCTGAATCTTTGCGCCAGCGACAGTCTTTGGTGTAACTGTTCCACCATATTGAGGAACGCCAACCTGTGCAGTGAAGGAGCGACCATAGACATCACCAAGTGTGAAAGTGTAGGAATAAACACCTGTCGTTGTGGTGACTGCTGATGGTGAAGTTCCCATTGCTTGAGCAAGAAGTAATCCAAGACCGCGAGTTGGCAAGTCGAGGGTGATGTCGCCTGTGACATCTGTTGTGGTTACAACTCGACGCTGAGCGCGTGGAAGTTGTCCACCTGCACGAAGACCCATTCCAACTGCAACCTTCTTGTTGTAGTTGAGATTTTCTGAAGTGAATTCATAGAATCGAGTAACTGTGACAGGTGTATTGAATGTTGTTTCGGCTGCAATCCCTAGTTGCGAACCAATACCTGAACCGATTGCCATTTTGTCTCCTAGTTCTGTGCAGCCTGAGAATCAGGCGTTGCGGTTGTTGGTGATGGGTCTGTTACTGGCGCGGAAATGGTAGGGGCTACTCCTGACCAATTCTGTGTCTGCTCCAAGAGAGATGCTGCTGCCTCATCTGAGACTTCAGCACTCTCACCAGCCTTCACGACAAGATTGCCGAGGGCTGGAATAACTAGATCGCCGAGAGGCGAGATGTTTGTGATTGTTGCCATTGCTTGCTCCCTAGATTCTGCTCTGGTAGGTAATTGTAAAGATAATCCCGACTCCAACCCCATTGGCTGTTTGTCGATAGATGACTTGGCCTTGCTCCATAGCCGAGAACTGAACAAGACCTCCGAAAGAGACATCTGAACGGACTGCGGTTTCAACTGAGCCAAGAAGAGAGAAGGCTGCTGTTCGGCGATCTGTCAATGAAGTGGAGCCATTGGCTGACCAGAGGAAGCAGGTGAGCGAACCCATCTCGAACTTGTTGATTGCTCCGAGTGGGCGGTATTCCTGACGGAATGAACCGGGATTGACTTCATCTCCTTCAAGATTGCCATCATGCCCGACGGCGATTGCGTCGCCCGGATATGACATATCGATTTCGATTCCGTCAAAGATTCGGATTGAGGAAAGCGATGGAGCCGATTGCAAGGTCGAAATGACGGCCTGAGAGAATGCAGGAAAGGTTGAGGTTGCCATTTATGCCAACCCTGGGAAAGAAGTTGGGTCGAGCAGTTCCATTGCTCGGCGAGGAAGGGAATAGGTCGGGGCGTTGTAAAGCTCGTCGCCCGAAAGATTGCGACCCATCACATTGATTGCGCCACGCTGTGTCTGCCAAAGATGGCGAAGGATTTCAAGGACACCCTGCTTGGCACTCATTGGTGGATTGACATAACCAGCGACATAGGTGATGGAGACATTGTTCATCCCTTGAGTCCAGTATCCATAAGAGTTGGTCGCGTAAAGCGTTCCAGACCCGATTCGATAGAGCCGTTGTCCCGTGTAATCCAGAACATAATTCGAGGATGGAATGAGAACGCCGTTCTCATAAACCGAAGTAATTGAAATCGCCTTCGGGTTACGGATGCGGATGAACTCGGTTCCTCCGTCATAAAGCTCGCTGGTGAAGGTGCGACGACCGAGAACCTGTCCGACATAAGTTTCGGCAAGGTCGGTTGCTGCGTCGATAAAGCGGCGAACCTCATTTTCGTTGGCTGAAGCCGAAGGGATGTTCAGATAGTCGAGTGCTTCGTCATAGCCGACAATCCCGATGTCGTTGATGTCGCGAACCTCGAAGATGTCCGAGAATGCCTGTGGATAAGCCCCTGTCGCGCTCCAAGAGAGGATATGGCGACCGACTTGGGTGGGAAGGTAGGAGGCGGTATAAGTACCCGTCACAGAGGTCGCTGTGGTCACAGAAACAGTTGTGGCATCTGGCAAGGTGATGCTCAAGGTGACTGTGCCGGGATTGACCGCTGCGCCATTGGAATCAACTGTGTTCCAAGTCAGATAGACCTTGTCGCCTAGATCGTAGGAGCCTGAAAGCGCCATCGGTTACTCCTTAGAGATAGGGCAGGAAGGTTGAAAGTCAGGGGGAACTCTCAACCTTCCTGCTTTTGAGATTGTTGGATTGCGAACGACCGCATTGGGTGATGGTGTCGTTCATCGAGCCAGAACTGTTTGTGGTGCGGAAGAATTGCGCCCGTGTGAGCGTAGATTGGGAAGCCCATTGATTTGATGCGCTTGGAAAATAGCAAATCCTCGCCGAAATAAGTGCCATCGATTGCGCCTTCAACGAACCATGCCCAATCCTTGCCTTGGTTTGGCGTGGCTTGCTTTTGCATTTCAAGGAGAACGCTGCGGTGAATCAAGAGACATCCAGTTCCTACCGCATCGACTTCAATCAATGAATCTTCTGGATAAGCATCAATCGCCTGAAGTCCCTTTTCCGAATCCATTGAATAGATTGTTGGAACTGGGCGAAGGCCGTCATTGTCATCGAAGAATGCAGCAAAGACTAGACCTGAGACAATCGGGCGGTCTTTGTCGTGGGCTGAATCAATCAGCTTGTGCCAAGTGGAAAGAGATAATCGTTCATCGGAGTCAATCATCAAGAGCCAGTCGGCATCTGTTGTCTCCAAGAATGTTTTGACAACGACATTTCTCGACCGAGTTGTCAGGCCGACATTGCCGACTTGCACCATATGATCGAAGTGACCATTCTTCTCGCGAGCGACATGAATCAAGTCCATCGCAAGGAGGGCATCAATCGTGCCGTTGTTCACCATGCCGATGCAGACTTTGTGTGAAGATTTCATCGCTTCTCCGCATCTATTGTGACGGAGGTTGTTTCGGGTTGTGCGGATTTCAATTCTGAGATGAGGCTGTCAAGAGCCGCAATGCCTTTGTTCTGAACCAGCTCCCTCGCTGATTCAAGACCTTCAAGAAATATAGATCGCAATTTATTCTCCCCTGTTGATTGTGTTGCGCCGAGACGCTGACTCTACCCGTAAAGGATAGAGCCAGCGTCAAGGATTTGGCTATTAGTAGCCAGAAGGTGCAACAGTTCCTGTTCCAGAAATTGTTGAGACCGACTTGTTGAAGCGGTGTGCGAGAGCAGCGTATCCATAGACCTGGAAGCGAACTGTGAGGTTGCTTGAGAGGACATCTGGGAGAACGCGTGTCTTCACGCCTGACTCGAAGAGGTAAGAATCTGAGAACTTACCGACGAGGATTGGTGAATAGTTGGTGGTTGCGCCGTAGGTCTTTGGAAGTGTTGCATCCAAGAACACAGGAACGCCCTGAATTGTTCCAACTAGACCAGCAGGTGCGCCTGGATTTGTAACTGTTCCAGCAGCGTTGAATGCCTGTGATGCGCCTGTTACTGGCACAACGAGTGGGCGGTTGCTTCCATCAACTTGGCTGGCGAACCAGTACCACATTGAAGGATGCATGACGATGGCTTCTGCTTGCTTGTAACGATTTGTTACAACCTTAGAGATTGCCTGAGCAATTGCCTTCGCGCCATTGACTGCTGTTGGTGTTGATTCAGTCCATGTTGTTGGGATTCCGTTGGTGGTATCTGCGCCGAGGGTGATGAGACCCTTGAGAGAGCCAGATGTTCCATCGCCTGAACCGACAACTGCTGTGTTGAGTTGCAATGCATAGTCAGCCATGAGATCACCGAAGACGAGACGATCGAGACCGCCAGCAAGAGGAGACTGCTCCACAAGCTGGATTGATACATTCTCATAGCCAGAGATTGTACGAACAGGCGCTGTGACTGTTGATGAGACCATGTCGCGAGTTGTTGTCGTTGCATTGTCTGCAGACTGGAATGCAGCAAGTGTACCTGTTGTGATCTGTGGGATGTTGATGCTGTCTGTACCAGCAGGCAGAGCCATGTTGGTGACGAGGTCAGCGGTTACGCGAGCAGCACGAGCGAACTCTGCGTATTCGTTGATGAGGTAGATTGGAGGAACGAAGTCTCCACCAGCGCCATCGGTGCGGGAAATGTCGCGAGACTCAACTGCGACTTCCTGCTGGTGGCGATAGAGGCGCTCCCATGAAGAGCGATCGTTGCGAAGCTGTGCGCCGATCATGTCGCGGACGAAAGAATTCTTTCCATCCTTGTCATAGGTCATTGCCTCTGCGGTGACCTTTGCGCCACCGAATGTTGCAACGCCAGCCTCTTTGCGAGACTCTGCGATTGCTGCTGTACGTGCTTCTACCTTTTCGGCAGTTGCGATGCGCTCATCGAGCTTTGCAATTTCATCTTGCGCTGCTGATGCTGCATCCAGAGCTTCTGCGCTGACATCTTCTGCTGCGAGAGTTGTTTCAACCTCGGCAACAAGACCATCGCGCTGCTCCTTGAGCTTTGATGCTAGAGACATTGTTGTCCCTTTCTCTTGGATTGGATTGGAACCAGTCGGGGCGAGTGCGCCGAGGGTTATGCCTTGCGATTACGCAAGGAATGCTGTTTGACCTTGAGAGCCAACTTCTTCTTTCGGATGTCAAGGTCTTGTTCTACTGTGGAACGCATTCCAACACTTGTTGAAGAATACGCTGGCAAAGTGACAACCGAGACCTCAAAGAGTCGCTCGATTTGTGTCAATGTGCGAAGTCCAGCATCGCGAGTCTGTCCATCGGGTGCGACTGTGAATGCGAATGACATCTTGTCCATATCGCCTCGACGAAGTGCCGAGGAAAGTTCCTGAGCCTTTGGATTTGCAGGGTCAAGTTCTGCCTCAATGTAGAGACCTGTCTTGTCTTGACGAAGTTGCAAGGTTCCTGACTGGCTTGAAGCAAGTGGGATTCCTTCCATGTCGTGATTGACAAGGAGGAAGACTGGATCGCCAGAAGATAGGGCGCGAGTGAAAGCACCGGGAGCGATGACTTCACGGAAATTCAAGCCATCTGCTTCCTTGTTGAAGGTTGCAGCGTAGCCAGCAATCCGAAGCGATCCATCGGTTGTATCAACCGCACGAACCTCGGCACTCATTGTGATGCGTTCTGCTGTTGCCATTGCCTTGCGCTGTTCCATCATTTCGACATCCTCTGCTCTTGGGGCTGGAAGGGCTTTGATAACTGTCAAGATGTCTGGGCGGTGAACCGACACGACATCGGTTGGAACCCATCCATTCCCCTGCTCCTTGTAGATACGGACTGCGAATGCTGGCTGGTCTGGTGTTGTCTCTAGGACATAGCCTTCGGATGACTTTGCCTGACCCTTGGTGACTACTTTCTCAACCTTGCCCTTGGCGCGACCATTGCTGGTGTTCCAAGAGACGAAAGTTCCTTCTCCGATACGAGCTGCGGAAGCGCGACCCTCGAATGGAGCCTTGATGGAGTCATCGTTGAAAGCCTTTGCCATCTTTGCATAGTAGGCAGCAACTTTGGTCTTGATTGCATCCTGCTGATCGCTTGGGATTTTTACTCCACCGCGAGCGCCGTTCAAGATTCCTGCAACTGCGAAGATTGCTTTTGGAACTGCCTTCAATTCGCCATCGATGATGTCTGCGAATTGCAACTTGTATGAGCCGAGAAGTTCCTTGTTGGATTCATCGACATAGAAGAATGCTTTGGCGTACTTTGACCAGTCGATTGAATCTCCACCAGCCCAAGCCTGAACGCGCTTATCGGCTGCTGCTGCATCCCAAGTTGTGTCGCGGTCTGCGAAAGCGAGGTCATCGGAACCAATGACGGCGCGAATTTCTTCATCGGTCATCGCCGAATAGGAAATCATCATTGGCATGATGGCTGCATCGAAGTCATCTGGGACATCATCTGCATCGACACCCTGGTCATCGAGGGCATCTGGTGAAGGTTGGGTGACTTCCTGACCGAGAGATGCGGTCAATTGCCACTTCCAGAACTGATGCTGGTCAATACGACCTGCGAGGAAGTTGGCAACTCCCTGCTGATTGTAAGCACTAGCGCAATCGAAAGCATCTGACAATTCATCGAGAATAATGTCGTTCGCTGCGAGAAGGTCATTGGCGAGCGCAATTGGGT